ACACCCATTTTTTTCACTTTGAGAAAAATTTTATTTTGTGCCATGATCAGTCATGGCCATTCTTTTTGCGATTGGGATTTTATTTCTTGTCGTCGTTGCACTTCTCGCGTTCGTATTTCTCGAACGTAAAGAACATTCAAAACTTGTTGCAGAACTCACTAGCAAAATCATGTCCAACTCGTTTGCAGAATTTTCCTATCACAGCCAGCGGGCGGTCGATAAGCGCAATACCGTTGAACCAAACAAGGTTACGGCAAAGAAGCCTGTCGCTGATCCCGTCCTTGGCTCAACTTACTGAGGTAATTTATGGCATTGACATTTTCTGAGCTCAGCGCTCCTGTTCCTGTTGGCGAAGACAAAGAGATCCGTGGCAGAGTCAATATCGGCGTGTATGCGACTAGCGGTCTTGCTGTCGATCATCACAAGATCGGATTAAGTTTGTTGAAAAATTTTGAGATCATCGAATCTGAAGGTGGCCTTGAATACGCTTTCGATGAAGCAAATCAAAAGCTAATTTGCTATCAGGGCGGAACGACGCATAGCCATCCTGTTGGCACATTGGCGGCTGGAAACGAAAGCACACACGCTCATCCAATCACAGCACAAAATACTACTAACGTGAGCGGTGGGACTCCTGCTGGAACAAATGGCGCAAGCGTTGCAAACGGTCTTCTGGCTAGCTGTGACAACAACGCACTAACTCTTCCTGCTTGGGCTTTGACACACGCAGCCGACCCGACAGATGGCGGTAACAACAGAACACTGCACGCAGTCGTGATGCCAGGTTGGCTCGGTGGCATGGCTCGCTTCGAGAGCAATCAGGTTGCCACGGCAGACACAACCTTTTCAAGTCAGAACAACGGCTCGTACTACAACGACGCAGCACAGCGAGCCTACGCTTGGGTTGAGCACAACGCAACACCAACAGGGGTTCAGATTTTCATTGATGAAGCTGACGGCGACAAACTCAAAGCTGATTTTACAGGTGCTGGTGTTGCTGGTCACAAACATGTCGCGTTGAGAATGAGTGCCGGAACGATTTTCCTAAAAGTGTTGGATGCTCCAACAGCAGGCATGAAGGCTCTGTACTACGACGACAACGGTGCAGACAATGCCAAGCTGGTTTTCCTCGATGCTGGTGGTGTTGGTGGTGCCATTCACAACGACAACAGAGTTCTTGGCGGCCACGCTTCGACAACGGTTGTAACTTCTGTGCAAATTGGTTATGCTGATGCTCAAATCTTTACTGGGACTCCTCTCGGTGGCCACGCACATGCAACAACCGGAACGACTGCTGCTGGGGCCCCCCACACACACGCACTCTCTGGATCAACGGCTTCAACTGCTGGTGCTGCTGCAACAGAGGTGCCTAACCTGACCGACCTGTCAGCGATAACTGCAAGTTTTGTTGCAATCGGAAACTGATTATTCATAAGGCTAAGCGGGGTTCCGAGCATTTTTGTGCTCGGGGCCTCGCACCCCCTAAGGAGGTAACCAATGGGATACTACGTTTCCGAAGAAACATTCAAAACACTAGACGAAGACACCCAAAAAAAAATTGTGGAAGACACGAAGGATCATGAGTCTGAATCTGAAGATGGGGCAGAAGGTTCTGAAGAGTCCAACACCGAAGACAAACTCGACGAGATGAACAGGAAGTCCATGCTGAAAAACATGGAGGACGAAGAAAAGGCGAACGAGACAAAAGATTTTGATGATGCCAGCAAGAAGTCGATGGTATTTATCCTCGGTCTCAGGGGAAAGGGTAAGGGAAATGAGAAGTGATGAACTACAAATCACCACAGCCTCGTCTGGTCCGGTCACAGAAGAAGCGATAGTCGCCGACATCAAAAAGAAAATAAAAAATTCTGACAATGTGTTGCAGGCTTTTCATCGGCAGTTTTTTTTGAATATCGCCATGAGGCGCGGGCTTCAATGGGTTCAACTAGAAGCTGGCAACAAGGTCATTATAGCCCCACCTGAAATTCAAGAGCGCGTTCGTATCAGCATCAACAAGATCAAGGGTATTCATCAAACCAGACTTGCAAAGATCGTCAAAGACATTCCGAAACTTGAATGTGTTCCTGGTGGAGAAGAGGAAGAAGACAAAGAATTGGCACGAAAAGGCACTAAGTTGTTGGGATATGTGTGGCAAGAAGAACGCATGGTTGAAAAGATGATTGATGGTGGTGGTTGGTCAATCGACTGCGGATCTGGATTCTTCCATGTTTACTGGGATCCGACCAAGGGCCCAAAGGTTCCTGTCTACAAACAATGGGATGGCAAGGAAGAGATTGATCCAAAACTCTACCAGGTTGATCAAGACGGATATTTACTCGATGCAAACGGTCAAAAAATTACCGAAGAGATTACGGTTGGCGATGTTGGTATCGACATTGTCTCCTCGTTTGACATTGTCAACGACCAGATTTCTCCAACTGTAGAAGACTCAGGATGGATTGCAATTCGCAAAGGCATGCGCGTCAAAGACGCGAAGTTTAGATGGCCAGAGTTCAAAGATGACATCAAGGCTTCAAAGGATACAAGCGACCGAGCTTATCTTCAACGTCGGCTGATGTCGATGGTTGGAGGAGTCAGCGAGGCATTTGCTGGTGAGGACGTTCAAAACGAAGACATGTGCGAAGTGGTTTATTTCTATGAACGCCAGGATCTTGATTATCCTAAAGGCAAATATCTGATCATGATTGGCGACAAGATTGTTGAGAGCCAAGACCTTCCTCTCGATGACGGTGTGACTTATCCCATCATCAAGATCGATGATGTCGCCATGTCTGGTTCGTTCTGGGGATCCGGAACTGTTGAGGATGTGAGCCCAATTCAAAAAGGATTTAACCGCACAATATCGCAGATCGTTGAGAACGCAAACAATCATGGAAATGTAAAACTCAAAGTTCCTCGTGGTGCCGAGCTTGAGGAAGATGCCTACGATGATTCTGGCACAGAAATTTTTTATTACAACCCAGGGTTTGAACCGTCGCAGTTGAATCCTGCAACAATGCCAAGCCACGTCATCAACCTTCTGAATTTTTACGACAAAGCGTTTGAAGATGTGAGCGGCCAACACGAAGTCACAAGAGGGCAAGCCCCTCCAGGTGTCAAGTCTGGCAAGGCAATCATCGCTCTTCAAGAACAAGATGATACACGCCTGGCTCCTACGAAAATAAAAGTGTATCGCGCGTTCGAGCGCATGGGTGTTTTGATTCTGAAGTTTTACGAACGGTATCAGACTGAAGACCGTACGCTTCGGTTGATTGGCGAATCGATCAACGATGTTGAAAATGTTGTTCTTAGAAAATCTGAAATTCAGTCGATGAACAAAGACGTCAGGGTTCAGAGCGAAAACATAATCGGCGCGCATAAGCGGCTCATGCAGGAAAACCTGATGGAGATGTACGAACAGGGATTGCTTGGAGAACAGGCAGATCCCGAAACAAAGAAACGAGTTTTGAAACTTCTTGAGTTTGGAAGTGTTGCCGAGGTTTTTGAAACATACAATCAAGATGCGGCAAACGCTTCGAGAGAGAACGAAAACTTTTGTACTTGGAAACCTGAAAACTTGGTACGTGAACTTGATCCAAAAACAAAGATGCCGTTGTTCACGCAGACAGTTTATGATTTTGATGATCATCTTGTTCATTTGAACTGTCACAACAAGTTCAGGAAAACACCGCGCTATCGCAAGATGACAGTAACACAGCGGCGCGGAATAGATTTGCATTGTGAACTTCACGAGCAAAAAATGAAAGGACCAGCACCCGAAGTTGCCTCACCTGCGGCGCAGACCCCTCCTCCTGGGGGGATACCTGCACAGCCATCACCTGGTATTCCACCGGCGGCCAATCCGCCGATGCCTATGCCAGGCCCCACAGGTTAGGCGATTGACGACTGGAATAAAACTATGGGCGAAGAAGAAGTGACAACACAAGCAACAGAACAACCGACGGCAGACCAATCCACGGATACTGATTCGTCTTCGGCGTTTGAAGATGCGTCCTCGGCCTACCTCGATGACTACGAAAAGCGGGAAGGCGAGACAAAGGATGAGGATGCGGAAGAAGCGACGAGCGATTCAGAAAAACCTGCGGAAGTCTCAAAAGACTCGGTTTCGCCAAAGCCTGATCAAGGCAAGAGCGTTCAGCCTGAAACGACGACGCCTGGGCCGGAATTTGAAGTTGGCTCGCACAAGATACGAGCTGGCGACAAATTAACCAACGAGGCGTTTCAGGAAATTCAAAAGGGTTATTTGCGGCAGGCAGACTACACGCGAAAAACCCAAGAACTCAAGCCAATCAGAGACGAGGCACTTGGCATCCTCGCCACACGCGACCAGATTCTCAACGACCCTAGCGGGTTGAGACAAGTGTTTGGTGATGAGCATGTCTTGAATGCTTTTCATCCGCACGAAATCTTAAACCATGCGCTTGAGTCGAATGGTGTTGACCCAGAGGCTTGGAATACTTTTTTGACTGACTATGAACAGGCTGGCGGAAAAGTGCAGAAGGATTGGAAAGCCGATCCTTATGCCAAACGCTTTGACGAGTTTGAAAAGAAATTAAAACCTCTCGAAGGTTTTGTTTCAAACTACGAAAAGGCCCGCGTAGACTTTCAAAAACGTCAGGCAGCAGAGAAGGCAAAAGCCGAACTCAACACAGAGATTGACGCCGCGATGAAAAAGTTTCCTGGTGTGACCAAGAAAGACATCTTGGTCGGTATCGTGTCCGACCAGACTGATAGAACGGTCGAACAGATAGCTCAGTCCGTCAAAGAAGAAAATGACGGTAAAATCAAAGAGTACCAGAAAACCATTGGCGAGGTACACAAACAAACCAAGTCCGCGCAGGCCAAAGGAAATTCAGTGCCTATCATGCGAAAGCCCTCAACTTCGTTTGAAGGCGCCACAGAACAGGCATTGGAAGACTATGCCGCTGGACGATTACAGTTTGGATAATCTATGACTACTACAATGGCAGAAATTACTGCTGTATTGAAACAGTATTACATTGGTCCTATCCGTGACCAACTCAACAACGCTACCGTCTTGCTTGCTAACGTAAAAAAATCGAGCAAGGAAGTCGAAGGCGAAAACGTGGTTCTCCCTTTGAGAAAAGGACGCAACTGGGGCTTAGGTGCTCGTGGTACATCTGGCACAGGGACATTGCCAAACGCTGGCAACCAGAAGTACAAAAAGGCAACCTTTGCGACAAAAGACATTTATGGTCGTATCCAGTTATCTGGTAAAACCATTCGTGCCACAAAGTCGAACAAGGGTGCTTTTTTGAAAGTGATTCAGTCTGAAACCGTTGGCTGTACAGACGACGTGAAAAACGACGTCAACCGCCAGATGTACTGTGACACGACTGGAACACTAACACTGGCAGGAACAGGCGCCACATCGGCGACCGTACCAGTTGTCAGTTCACAATATCTGGAAGAAGACATGATCATCGACTTCAACGCCGGTGGTGGTGGCTCTTCGACTGGTTGCGTGATTCAAAGTGTTGATTCTGAAACCCAGATCACCCTGACGGCTCCGGCCACATGGACCACCAACGATCCTATCACAATCTCTGGTGTCATTAGTGGTTACGAGTTGAACGGATTGAATCTGATCACAAACAACACCGGTGCTCTTCAAAACCTAAACCCTGCAACTGCTGGCCAGGCTTTCTGGGCTGGGAATGTTTACGGAAACGACAGTTCTCCAACCCCGTTGACCGAAGACCGCATGCAGGAAATTCAGGACGCAATTGAAGACAAGGGCGGAAAGGTCGATTGTATTATCGGTCATTTCTCTGCACGTCGGGCCTATGCCAGATTGCTTGTCAACCTGAAGCGTTACACGCCCCCACAGGTTGGAAGACTAAAAGGCGGCTTTGACTATCTTGACTTCAACGGCATTCCGTTCACAGTCGATCGTCACTCACAGCGGACACCCTCAACAACAAGAATGTACTTCTTGACCTTGAAGACGTTGGGGATTTACCGCATGGCTGACTTTGATTGGATGCAGGAAGACGGTGCAGTGCTTGCCCGTCAAACTGGTGTCGGGGCTCAAGAAGCCTATGAGGCCACATTGGTTTGCGACATGGAGTTTGCAACCGATGCTCGTCGGCACAACGGTAAGTTGATCGGTATTACACCTTGATCGGTGTGATTTGGAATTGATCGTGGGGGAGGCAACCCCTCCCCCCGATCTTCCTCAGGAGTGTTATGGGTTTAATTGATGTTGTCCAGGATCCGTCAAAGTTTAATTGGGTTGGCATCCCGTACCGACAAAGATATGCAGAGAGAACGCCTCCTGCTTGGTTGGTGACGAGGATGAGAGATGAACTTCATGACGATCTGCTCGACCTGAAGTTTTACATGCCAACATTGAAATGGCATGTGATCAGGTACATTGGAGACAATCGATCAAACAACTGGACAAGAGTTTGGGAGTGCAAAGACGATCCAAATTTGGGAACTTTTGAAACTCTTGGTGACTGGATTATTGGTGCCTTGAAAAGAGGCGACACTTGGAATGAAAACAAAGACTTTTTAGAAAACATTGAGAAATGTGAAGACCTCAAAGAAAAAAGTGACAGGGCGACAATGGAAGACATTGGCCTTGCAATGGGCGAAGACATCAGGAAGCCTGTGATCAAATTGTTTGATTATGGTTCTGATCAACCGATGGAAAAAAGTTTATGGCAAAACCCAGGTCTCCCGTCAGCCAATTCTGCTGCCCCATCTGCGGAGTTGAGCGATACAAAAAAGACGTCTTGAGTGGTGAATTTGATGTCTATTTCAAGATGAAGAACTCCATCAGCTTGATGAGGGTTGGGCTTTGTCGTGCTTGTTTTGCAGGTCATGGAACCATGAACCTTGATGATGCAAAAAAAAAGGTTCATGATTTTGAATTGAAATTGCAACGCAATCCATTGCACAGGTTTGCCAAAGATTTTTTGACCAAATTGAAAAACGATAAGTTCAGCGCCAGCATTGGCTACAAAAAATACTGGTCTGATTTGAAAGTAAAACACGGAGAGAATCCTCATACAAAACTTGTCGGGAAACAATTTGTTGATGAGGTGCCAGATCGATGAACACGAACGAAATCATTGAACTCGCAAGGTCATATCTGGACGAATCAAGCGCTGACTATGCTTCTGGCTCTGGAGATTATTCTGACACAGAGATCCTCTTAGGGGCCAACAAAGAAAACGAACACCTGTTCACGATCGAGCGAGGCGCAAATAAAGACTGGTTTCTTCGTGAGCACGTCTTTGACACGAAGACAACCAAGTTTGCCTATCACCTTCCCATTGATTGCGTAAATCCCCGAAGGGTTGAGATGATCGATTCCGGTTCAATCACTGGAACATTCCCTTTTTATGTCGTGAACGAAGGCTCTGCAACGATTGTTGAGTTGAGCCCGCAAGGATTGAATGACCGTGGTTACATGTATGCCAGGGCAAATTCTGACACGCTGCTGACAAATGCCGGATATTATCTGGCTGATAACAAAATCAATTTTTTCGACTCTACTTATCTTGGTTCAGCTTACAAATGCCGGCTGTTTTATTCTCCTACGGCTCCTGAATTGCACCGATCGACTGCGCAGGCAGGCGGGAGTGATTGGATTCAGTTTGGATTGTCAACCGATCCTCAAATGCTTGGCAAGGTCATGGTGCTTGATAATTACTACAAAGGCATGCTCGTCGAAATTATCAGCGGGACCGGAGCTGGTCAGATCAAGTGGGTTGAAAAATATGTTGGCTCAACCAAGACAGCAACCGTCGATTCTTCTTGGGCAACAAGTCCAGATTCCACGAGTATTTATTGTATAGTGAGTCCGATCATCAAGGACTATCAAGAATTACTCGCTTTGGGATCAGTGATCCGCCTCAAGGGGATCAAGACAGAAGACGATCCGTCAGTTGTGGCTCAACTTTATTCGACTGTCAAAGCTCGATACGAACTCGATGTTAAGCAGCGAGGCAAACATGGGGCTCACCGAGTTAGACAGACAAACTGGGAGTAAAATGGAAAACATAAAACTTAAAAACGTGACAGAAATGGACATACACATCAATCAAGGTGTGTGGCGTTACGAGATCAAGGCCGGTGAGGTGAAAGAATTTCCTGATTACCTTGTGCCAGTTTTTCTAAAGACTTGGCCTCATCATGTTATTCTCGAATCACAGCTTGAAGAATACCTGGCAAAAACAGAGCCAATTTCAGAGCCAGTAAGCAATCCTGTTGATGAAGAAATTGACATCGACGACGGTTCTGAAGATGAGGAGACAGTTGATCCTGAGGGTTCAATCGATGATGAAGAGGTCGTTATTACAAAAAAGAGAGGTAAAAAATGAACAAAGTATACTCACCACAAGGGCAAGGTATTTACGGTGGCACAATTGCGTTTCGTGATTCTACTGTAACAAATTCAGTTGAGACGATGCTTGATAGGCCAATGAATCTTTACAAAGCATTGATTAACAATCCATGCGCAACGATTGTTTATTTCAACATGTGGGATGTTGAATCGGCCACTGTCGTTACTCCAGGTGTTACGCCAATAACAAGACAGATACCCATCCCAATAAATGGAATGTCTTTCGTCGATTATGATCCCCCAGCCTGCTTTACCAAAGGATGCAAGTACAACGCATCAACGAATGTTGATGGAACTGGAGCCCCTGGCTCAACTGTGATTTTGAGCAGTGCTGAATACTTTGGATAAGGAGTTTTTATGTCTCAAGTTTTTTCAAATTACGACTATCGTTACGAAGAGGATGAGCTTGACACTTCTGAAGAAACCATTTTTATCAGAACGTCTGGAAACGATGCGGATGATGGCAAAACCTCAGCGACAGCCTTTTTAACAATCCAGAGAGCGTTGAAAGAAATTCCGATTGATGCCCAATATGCCAGAGTTCTTGATATTGGTTCTGGTTCTTTTGATTTGCCAAGACGAATTGTTCTTGAATCCTCACCACAAGTCGCAACTGGACAATCAAATCCTGTTGCTGTATTTAAATGTGCCAACCCTGTTGAATCTGCTTCAATGACTGTGGCGAATGTTGTATCATTTTCAAAAACTGGGCGAATCGTCTTGCAGATTACTGGAGCGGCGTGGGTCATTAATGAACATGTTGGTAAAAAAGTAAGATTTTCTTCTGATGCATGGAATAATCAATACGCAATAGTAAAAGCAAATTCGGCTAATACTCTTACAATATCATGTGGTAAAATAAATGGTTTTGCAACTCCAATTGTAAATGGAAATACTCTTGTTTTCGTTACAGACCAAACTGTTTTTACTTCTCCATACACAACAGGAATTTCTTGCCAGTTTGATGCGTGTAAAGTTGAGTTTATCAACGCAAACTGGAATATTTCTGGCATTGTTGTCTTTAGGCATTCAACAGCATATTTTACAAGAAACACTGGCAAGATAGGTTGTATATCTATATCAACAGGCTCGTTTGTTGATTTTCAAACAACATACATAGAAGAATCAACAACGCTACCTTATCTCTTGGTATGTTTTGAAAACGCTTCAATGAAATTTAGGAAGGGTTCTACTTTAAATGGAAAGAACGTTGCAAATTCTTGTGTGTTTATTCGAAATCTTGCAACAACACGGTTTGAAGATGAACTGTGTTTGATGAACTTCGCCAATGGGATTCGTCATCTTGGTTCTGCGTTTCAACCAGATTGGTCTGAATATGCTTTTATTGATTGGCTTGGTTGTACAGAAGGCATCAAGAGCGGCTGGTATGTCGACACTGATCCGGCAACAGGTCTTCCTTTGTCAGGCAAAGGACAATCGCTTTGCTACTGGCCAGAAATGTATGGAAGTATTTCTGGAAATTTTTTGATTGATGAACGAGCGGGAGGGATTCATTATATACCTTCAGCTTCACAGGTTACAACAGCACTTGGAACTAATACCTGTTCTGTGGACGGAACAAACGAAGGTTACATTGATCTTGACAATGGTTCACATATCTACCTTAACAGCAAATGTCATAATGGAATTGTGAAGCAAGAGCAGACTGCTGGTGATCTTTTAGCTGGCGTCAACACTGAAACTATTGTTGTGACAAATACAGCGGCACCGAGGCTTATTACTTTGCCAACCGAATCAGCGGCAAGAGTTGGAAAGAGAATTACGATCAAAGATGGAAGCGGTGGAGCTTTGATAAACAACATTTCGATCGTTGGTCAAGCCGCAGAGCCGATTGACGGCAATCCCGCTGGTGCTGTGATTGCCGCGAATTGGGGAACTGTCACGCTAGAATCTATCGGCTCAGCTTGGTCAGTAATAGGATAGGAGATTTATGGCTCTGTTTTCATACTCGAATATCCCAGCTGGAGTTATCATCGGCCCTGCTGGTGAGAGTGATATTTATGTCGAAGATATTTTTTTCTGTGAAAGTTTTATATTTACAGGAGTGAATGTCTTTTTGCCAATATGAATGAGGTGTCTATGGGAATAGAATGTAAATATAACGGACAACATCGGTATGTAAATTTGAAAAAAGTTTTGGTGCAAGGAGATAGCAAGCCAGCAGAGGTTTTTGGCTTTGTTTATGAATCAAAAGAGGAAAGGGATCACGATGGTATTCCTTGTGAAACAATTAGTTTTCCATTCATCTATGACTTAGCATCATCGGAGAATGTTTTTCAACAAGCGTATGCTGAACTAAAAATGAATGAACAATTCACAGAATGTGAGGACATATGACACTTCCAACATTAACATGGAGTCAGGGTTCTTTGGTTTCAACTGGATCAGTAACGCCGACTGATCAGCAAGTGATCACTGCTATTCAGACAGCATTGGCGACTTCAACGTATTGGGAAGTGAAAAGCTCTGGTGCTGTGTTTGTCGAAATTGGGCCTAAGGCAGGTTCTGCTATTCCTAATTTTAGGGCTGTTATTTGTGACAATCCCACAACGGGATACGGTTCTTTTGCCGCTAGTGCCGCTGGTATCTGGGTAGGGATTGCGCCAGATGGTGGTACGTTAGGCTCTTACAAATCGGCCACACCTTACGGCGCTAACAGGTTTTCAGCGTATTGGCTCGGGATGAAAACTGGTGTTATCGAGAATGTCTGGATCGTTGAGTCTGACGAAATTCTATTGATTATCGGTTACGATAGTTCTCTCAATCAGACGTTCCACATTGAGTTCGGTGCTATCTTTGATTCGTGTGGGTTGAGAGCTGAACCTAGCGGGAGAACTTACGGAATGATTGTTGGCGGAACAGCAAACATGAGTACTAGCTTTTTGTCATCAACAGGCTCATCTTATTCGTTTACAGCTACAAACAATTCATACCATGCTGGTTGTTTCAGACCTGATTCACCAACAATATTTAGCGATACATTAAGAATGGATGCGGTCACAACAGGAAGTACGTCTGCAAATTTTGATGCAGATGGCAAAATGTTTGCTACTCCTTTGAGCTATACGTCGAGAGTGGCTCCGTATTACTGTGCTGGAAAACTGAGACAGAGATACGCATACAAAAACGCATTGAGCAGGCAAGTTGTTTCGACTGTGAGTGGTGTTTATGGGTATTGTTTGAGCGCATCAACAGCCGCTGTTAACGATGCTTTATTGTTTGGTAACTCGTAAATATATTTAATATGGATGAAAATAATTTATCTATTAACACCTATGAAGCTATCAAAAATTTAGCTGTTGTTGAGTCAAGATTAACATCATTTGAAAAGTTTGATGCTTATAAATCAAAGAACAATCAGGAGATCTTATGAATGGACTTTTATTATTTTTGGCCTCTTGTGTAACGCCTCAAAAACAGCATTACGATGTTGTAACTGTAGATGGCAAAACTTATGATTGTTTGTGCAACGAAGAAAGTCGTGGAGAGATTTCGTGTGAAGGTGACAAGTGCTCGTTTGACGAAAAGTATGTTTGCGAATGTCTTGCTCGTGTTGTTCAGGAAAGTGTTAACGAGTTTGGCAATCAGTTAAATCGATGGCGGTAAAAGATGACAAAGACACGCAATTTCGATCCAATCTTTAACGGTAATCTTGGAGTGAAACAAGGGACAGCTTTGACCAAGATGCCTATTGGATCTTTGATTGCGGCTCAAAACATGTACCTCGACAAGAAGGGTGGGAAGTACATGCGTGGTGGTTATCGTCCTCTATTTGCTCTTCCTATCAACGATGAATGCAGACAACTTCACGAATATCTGCAAATGTCTGGAACGCAGTTGATCATGGCTTATGCGAATACGGTGATCTATCAGTGGAACGGAGCTGCCGTTACTTCGGTTAAAACTGGGTGCGCCGTGGATACTGACTGGGCTTTTTGCAATTTCAAAGACAGATGCCTCGGGGTGAATGGAGCAGATAGTTTTGACTACAACGGGACATCGTTCTCAAAAATTTCTCTTACAAATCCATCGGCCCATATCGGACTGGCAATTCATGCAAATCCCGCATCGACAATGGATGGTCATTATTCCTACATGATCACATTTTGGGATTCTGCCAGGTCCGCTGAAAGCGAGCCTTACTCTCCGCTAACCGCAGTGACGGGATGCGTTATTGACGTTGGTGCTGCTGGTGTCAATGATGTTACTCTTGGAAACTTTCCGGCAGTAGCGGCTGGAGAGACAGCGACTCATTATCGCGTCTATCGTCGTTGGATTGAAAACGACGCAGGTGTTGCCCAAGAGACTGAGTGGACCAGAATCGCCGAACTTGTCTATGCTACATACGTTGGTACAACATGGGTTGATGCGAGCAATCCAGTAGGCACAGTCAACGTCTATTACGACACTGGCGCAATCGATGTTGGAAACACTGCGCCCGCAAATTCAAAAATCATTCTTGAGTTTAACAACAGGATATTGATGGTGTCAGAGACAGATCCTACATTGATGATTTATTCGAGGAAGAATTGTTCCCACGCTTTTCCTACAGCAAACTATCACACGTTTGGAAACAAGGATGGTTATCGAATCATTCGTGTTGAAAAGAACGGGAACTCGATTGTTGTCCATAAAAAAAATTCTGTCTGGATAATCGACGGGGATCCAGCATCAACAAACCCAAGACGGTTAAACGGGAGAGGGACTTGCGACAGGTATGCCTCATGCGCAGATGTCGATGGAAACATTTACAGGCTTTCCCCCGATGGTCATTACAAACTTTCTCCAACCGAATATGATGCAGAAGACTTGCGTGATACGTTTATTGGTGGTGACATTGCCGACGAAGAGGCTGCAATCAACTGGGCAGCAACAAGCTACGTGCGCATGTTTAGCATTGTAAAAGATGCGCAAACATTGATTTACACTGTATTTCCAAACACTCCAGACGTGTCGTCAAAAGTTTTGGCTTTTGATTTTATGACAGGCCAATGGATGCCTCAATATGTTAATACAGATATTTATTCTGTCACCAAAATGCGAGGAAGTGCAGGAGATCAAGAAGTCATATTTGGAGATGGTTACGGAAAGGTTTGGCGATGGGATGTCGGAATTGCTGATGGGGCACTAGGTGGACCTGATGATCTGAACGGAACAGCTTCAAGTTTTGGTCTCAATACTTTGACTGACAATTCAAAGGTTGGACCACTCGCGTGGACCGTTAACGCTTTTGTTGGTTGTGTTGTTGAGCTTTTGAGTGGAAGTGCAGGACATCAAAGGCGTAGAATTGTTTCAAACACAGCAAACACATTGACTGTTGCTCCAAACTGGACAGGAACGCCGTCAGTCGGCTGCGATTATGCTGTTGCGGCAATCGATCACTATGCTGATGAATATTGGAACAGCGAAGGGAATGAAAATAGATGGAAGAGAATGCGTTGGATTGTTCCTTATTTACGTCAACTTGGCGACTATGACATTGACGTGTCATGGCGCAGGGATTTTTTGTCAGGATTTGAACACACCAATCCAATTCAGATTGCGGCGACATCGTCTGTGTGGGGAACAATGATTTGGGGAACGGCAATTTGGGGGTCTTCAACGTCAAACCTGAAAAGATTACGTTTTTCTGGAAAATTTCATTATTATTCGATAAGATACAGATCGCAGTATGCTGCCCAACCAATTTATTGGGATGGTCACGGAGCGGTCTTTCAGGTTTTGCATGATAGGAACAAGTGATTTATGACAATACCAAGCAAACCATTTACATTCGCAAACGGTACTGCTGCCGATGCCATTGAAGTCAACGCTGATTTTGACGCCTTGTATAGTACTCTTGCAGGAAACATTGATTCGTCAAACATTGCTTCTGCTAGTATCAACGAAAGCGATTTGAACTGGGGAACTGGCGCGAATCAGATCAGCGCCATTGATGTCCCTACAGCAAGTGGATCTCATGTTGAAGGAGCTCTTGTTCCAATCGGTACAATCATTCCTTTTTACGATTTCGGTTCCGCCGGACCTGGCGGGTCTCCTTTGACGTTTGACACAGACAACTGGGAATACTGCGACGGAGGTCTTGTTGCTTCTGCGTCTAGCCCTCTTGTTGGCTCTACAAAACCAGATCTTTCAAACAGGTATCTGGTTGGATTTGGGACAGAAGGTGGGGGCGATATTGGAACAGCAGCATGGGCAACGGCGGCTGTTGGAAACACAAGTCACCAGATTGCTTTAAATCACACTCACAGCACAGACATTGCTCATGGGCATGCTGACACGTTGGCATTTACTGGACCAAGTCATACTCATACAGGCCCGAGTCATACGCACGGTCCGGGAAATTTGCGATTTGTAGTAGCTACGGCATCTGATAATGGAACGGCAAGAAATTTAATGTTTAATGGTTTGAGTGGCTGGTTTAATATACAATATCAATATGGCGTTCTTACTAGAGCGTCTGGATCAAATCTTGCAGCAACAATTTGCTCATCTACGATGGCTAATCCAGAAGATGCTTATACTGGTGCATTAGGGGCCATAGGCTTAACAGCGTCAGGCGGAACAGCATCAACAGGAATATCAGGCACAGGAGTTTGCGGAAAATCTGGCGGTGTTACTTCTCTTGGTTCAACACCAACAGCATCAGACTCACAGCTTTCAGCAACGCAATCTATTCAGCCGCGATCAATTCGTGTGCGCTTTATCATGAGGGTTTTATGAACAGCGTCAAACCATTCATCAAAAAAGACGACCAAGCTCTTCCAGATCATTTTGGAGTTACCATTGAATTTGTTACTGGAAAAAAAGAGGAGTTTGAAGTTGCCGAGAGATACTTTGTCACAGAAACAAAGGTTTTTGAAATCCTTACAGGTGACAATGAGTGGTTGAATTTTCCATTGGCAAATATTTTATCGATAAGATTTGACAAAAGATTTTCCAAAGTTGTTGACATAAGACGCAAAGCACATGCTTTGTCTAAAGGAACCGGAAAAGATGCTTAAAAAAACGGCGACAACCTTTCTCAGACTTTACGAAGCAAAAGACGCAGACTTTGCAAAAGAGTGTTACTACGACCACGAAAACGCTACATTCTTTTATGACTTCGGGCCTGTCATGCGCCATGAAGATTTTGTGTCTCTTGCCAATCTTGGAAACGCACACATGTTCGTCGTCTATGACGACAACAGCCAAGTCGAGGTTGGACTGGCGATGGTTTACAACATAAAGTGGAAGGCCAGGGTTGCCAGCATTGGAGTGATGATAAAACCAGAGTTTCGAAAAATGAAACACGCTATGTCGGCAACAGCCATCATCCTTGATTTTGTGATCAATTCTCTTGGAATTGAGAAGGTGATTTGCGAAACTCTCGTTGTGAATGACCGAGTTGAGACAGAATTGTCAAAAAACGGATTTGTGCTTGAGGGCACACTATTCAACGAGGCATTGTTTGAAGGAAAACGCGTGAACATTTTAAGATTTTGTGCGTTCAAAGAAGATTTGCAAAAACGTCTTCAGAACGTGTGGAGGTGATTTATGTTACCAGCAGCAGCAGGCGCAGCGGCGGCAGGTGCAGGCGCAGGAAAATCAGCAGCGGCTTCAGCGGCCACAGCAGCGGCTATCACAGGTGCGGCTTCAGCTTTAGGAGGGATTGGTGCGGCTATGTTGACACCAGAAGAAAAAGCGGCCAGACAAAAAGCCGGATATTCAAGTCCTGGTGTTGGAAATGTTGGAAGTACAAGAGTCGGAGCCGGACAATTTTCAGGGCGTCAAAATCTTGGATCTGATATTCCGAGAACATCCATTGCCGCACAACTTTTAAGAGGGAGAGGTTAATATGGGAAAATCACCTGACATTCCAGAACCAAAAACACAGGCACAGTCGGTACCAGTTGGAGGTGTTAGATCATCATTGCCTTCAGGGCTTGGTCAATTGCCTCCTCAATCATCTTTTCAAAACGCCGTTACTCCTCCATCAAAATCTCAACAGATAATTGGTGGAAGCATGCCACGAAACCGTTATGACATGAATACTGTGATGCAGATGCTTAAAAGCGGTCAGAATGTATGAGGTTAATATGGCTTACCAAAACAAGTTTGGACAACAGCAACAAGCACCACAAGGATCTTTGATCTATGATCCTAAAACAAATCAGTGGTTAGATGCCAACACAGGACAGGTTTACAAACCGCCTACAACAGCGAAAGACACAACGTGGGCACCTGATATTCAAGGATCGTTTGAAGGGGCAACACAGGCCCTTGATCAATACTATGGTGCGTTGAAGCCACCAGAACAACTGACAGGACTTGGGCAACGAATTGAGGATGTTGGCACGTATCAAGGTTATGATTGGCAAATACCAGAAGGAGCCGAACTCCCTCAGTATCAAAAGTTCACTGGCTATGATCAGCTTGCAATGGAACGAACAGACTTTGGAGCGCCTGAAATCGAAGCAATAAAAGAAGTTTCGCCTATTGCCGAGGATATTTACGGTGCTCAAAAGACTGCTTCGGCAGAAGGCATTCGTGCCCAATACGCAGGACTTCGCCAACAGATTGAGGATGAAGTTGCCAGAAATCAGACAAGGCCAGAACAGGCCGCTGCTCTTCTTGCCAATCTTGGCATCGAAGAGAACAAAGCCATTGCATCCGCTAACCGTGACATAGGTTATCAGGAAGCCCAGTCAAAACTTGGACTTGAACAGAAAGAACAGGAACTTGGACTTACCAGATCAACCGCCCAAGAGGGGCTTGAACAACAGGCCCTTGCATCACAGGCAGGAGAACGACAGGCCGCGGCTCAGTACGCAAAAGATATTGAAGCGGCGAAGGCGGCAGAGGGTCAGTATGCCTATCAGCAGGATGTTTCAAAATCTCAGTACGATACTGGTCTCCAAACATGGCTTCAGGAACAGCAGGCAGCCGAGGCTGAAAAAGAATATCAATCGAAGTATGGGCAGGCTCAGGACCTTACGTCATTGCAGGCCCAGGAATGGGAAGCAAACCAAGCCGGTCAATATGATTATCTGAATGCCTTGTTGCAAGGTCAACAGGCCGCGACTGGTCTCGCGTCTCAGGCTGGCACCTACATGACAAACTTGCCAGAGGATGTCCAAGAAGACGTGATGGCATATCAGCAAACACCAGAATACCAACAGTCGAGTTATCAGCCACAATACTATGGTGCTAATGCCTCAACCAGAACACAACCAGCGACAAAGACGATGTATCAACAAAAGTATTCAATGCCAGCCAAGACGCTTGGGTCGAGTGAGGGATTTTCTAATGCTCGGCAACCTGCAATGAATCAACAACAACTTGCATCAGCAAAGCAGGCAACGAGTCAGCAAGCACAGAAAACGTCTTACGTTCCAAAATATCAAAACGCTTACAAGACTGCAAAGTCTCAGTACGCTATGCCTAAAACGGCACAGACAATGGGGGCAACATGAACTGGAAAAAAGTAATTGCAGGATCATTGCTTAAAGGTGTTGGTGAAGGGCTTGGAGAATATGGTGGCACAAAGAAAAAACAAGCAGAGGCAATGTTGTTTCCTGAAAGCACAACCGAAATCAGAGATTATGAAAAATTAAAGACTCTATCACCTGCCGATAGAGCATTATTTATTTCGTCAAAATCGGCTGGCAAAGCCAAATATGATCCAACTCAAGAAGAGATTGATCCTGTTTGGAGACCAAACGCTCCAACACCAGAATCACAGTGGCAATACACATCAAGGATGAGAAATTATGGAACGAAGTTTGGTCAAGGCACTATAAGTGATGAAGAGGCATCACAATATGAGACGTGGTATAATTCATTACCACTTGATCAGAAATATGAAGAACAAACGAGAGTAAAAAAAATTCGTTCAAGTGGCGCAAAATAAAATGACCTCTCAAACCATACAAAATCTTGAGGCTGATTTTTTTGGGACTCCAGTTGTTGAGCCTGAAGACAAGAAAGAAGTAATTAAACCAAACCCTTCATTCCCTTCATTGAAGACAAACAAATCAAAACAAAATCTTGAGTCTGTTTTTGGTTTTGAAAACAAACAAATAACACAAGCAACAGAGGAGCCGTCTCTTCTCGACAAAGGGATTGAGGCTGTCAAGGGTGTTGCCAAAAAATCTTATGACTGGATTACACACAAAGGTCCAATTTACACACCAGTCAAAAAGGTTCCAAAACAATTCCAGAGAACAGAAGAACAACCGACACCATCATATAACATGCCACAGTCAGTTGGTCTTGGTGTGATGCAATATGGACAAATCAGACCTCCGGTGATGACGCCCGAGCAAATTAAAGAGTTTAACAAGCCAATGATTCAGTTCGATAAGACTGAAGACAAAACAAAACTTAGCAAGTTCACTCGGGGAATAAAAAACACAGTCGAAAGCCTGTCCAGCCCTGCCGCTATTCAGCAGATTGCTTTAATGGCGTCCATGCCACAAGTGTCCTCGGTTGTCGTTCCTCCGGTTATGGGATATCAGGTTGGGAAAAAAGGAACCGAAGCAATTCTTGAGAAAGATATGACGAAGGCTGGAGAAGCTGCAACCCTTGCTGCAATGTTGGCCACGCCATACGCAATTAAAGGAGTCAGAAGTGTGGCTCCAAAGATTTCTTCATCCGTCAAAAGCTCTCTTGCTGAAATGACAGCCAGGGACGCGAAAATTAAAACTCTTCAGAATGAGGGGTTTGAGTATTATGGAACAATGCCAAGAACAGGTGGCGATGTATGGATAAAACGCGATCCTAATACTGGCGGAGTCATAGATCAGCAATACGTTTCAAAGTCTGGTATCGTTTCAAAAGTCAAATATCTGTTTAACGACATCATCAAGAACGTCAGGAAAGCAGCAGAGAACAAAAAACCAACACCTCCCGCGTTGCTTGCAGAGACCACGCAAAAGATTGAGCCAAAGCCAGTGGCCCCTCAGCCAGAGCCAGTTCCTCAGCCTGAATTGACAACGGAAATTGCAAAGCCTCAACCGATCCCGGAGCCAACAAAACCAGTGGTTCAGCTCACTCCTGTTGCCGACGAGACGACTGCTCAGCTTCCACCTACACCTCCACCCGCGCTGCCAAAACAAAAGGCAGTTCCAGATGTTGATGGAGGCGTAGATATTGTGAAACAGTATTCAGAGCAGGTGGGCGATGCGTCAAAGGTTACGGCAAAACAACAGCAAGCCTTTTTGTCTGACAGCATCAAGGACGCAATGACAGACGCTCCGAAAGAGAACCTGACTCCGCAAACTGTTTTGTTCAAAGTGCCAGGGGACGGGGAGTTCAGGATCCCCTATTCGATGCCAAAACTTCAGAACTTCAAGGCCGTGGTCGATAAAAACTGGCCGACAAATAAATTGCCGCAGCACGGACCTTCCAAAACAACAAAGAGATTTCCGAGCGTGAGGCCGCAAGGAGAAGGTGTTGTCTATTATAACGCCTACAAACCAAAAAATGTCACGGCAGTTCAGACGCGCAATCCCTGGAACAAAAAATCAAAAATGTCTTTTTATTCAGACAAACTTGGCGTCTTCACAAATGGCGGTTATGTTATCCAGCTTCCAAAGTCTGCAATAAAAAACAAGAATGTCTCTCCTCTGCCAGATGAGAAAAGTGAAAGTCTCAAAAAAATTATTACTCTCCCAAATGAAGCTGTGCCCGCCAAGTTCGCTGGCGAATATTACAACGGGATATCCGCTTCACCTCTTGTTCACGCGGCAACGACAGACTTGCAGCACCATTTCTCATACGACATTAATCAGGTTGATAACATTTTAACATTTCATCCTGACGCCGAAGTCAGTGTTGCGCCAAACTCAGGTATTGCTTTTTTCACCTCTGGAGGAAAAACGGTTGGTGTTGTGAGTCCTGTGGTAATGGACAAGGCAAAGTTTGGGAAGATCGGAAGCATTGATGCGGATCCGCAACGGATCCAAGAGGTTGCCGGAATCAAATCAGAACTGGAATCGCTGAAAGAATTGATCGAAAGTCAAATCACGAAACAGGGCGGTCTCGAAAGAGGTTTGGATTATTATAAGTCAATCATTTCAAAACTTGGCGATGATGATGTGTTGAGCTTGAGGGACTGGGCAGGATCCCACCAGAACAAATACATCAAGTCGAGGCTTGGTGGCGACATTGACGCAGAGGTCCGGTGGAGAGAAAGCAAGACACCAGAAAAACCTCAGGGCGCTATTGCCGGAGGGACTGCGGCAGGGCTTTACCAGCGTGATTCAAACATCAGCATGGAACCTCAACCATCGTATGCAAGGACAGAGCCTCTCGGTGGGGTGGATGCCGTTCAGCAGATGGCTGCTATTTGGAACGCTCCTGTCAAGTACGGAAGGTTTCGGACAAAAACTCAAAAGATGGAACGCGCAGGGTTGTTCTATCCGAGGTCAGGTGTGATCCGAGTAGCTGTTGCCAACGACGTTCCAACCGCGACGCACGAAATTGCTCACTGGTTTGACAATCAATCTGCCATAAGGACACTGTATAAAAAACACAAAAACGAAATTCTCCCGCTTGATTACAACCTGGAAAAAGACAACATCAAAGAAGGGTTTGCCGAGTTCATGCGTCATTACTTCATGAACAACCAGAGGGCTCAAGAGCTCGCTCCAAATTTTTACAGAGATTTCACAGCGTGGCTGAAACAATATCCCGAGGTCAACAAACGAGTTCAGCAGACCTTGAACATCACTTCTCGTTTCACAGGCCAGGGCGCCGAATCTCGTGTTGCCGGCCAGATGGGGAAGATCGGAGAGGAGCCGAAGGGGACACACTTGTCTAAGTGGCAACGGTTTAAGCTGAGGACCGAAGAGGCCCTGTTTGATTCTGATGCGATACTCAAAAAAGCCGTTAACGACATGATCTCTGGGGTCAACTTCCATGTTTCTCCGTCGCATGATCCTTACGAGCTTAAAATGTATTCTCTTGGATCTGATGCCAGGGCAATAGCTTGGCTTATTCATGGCCAAGTTGATTTTTCAGGGAAACGCATTGGTCCAAGCCTGAAAGAAATTTTGGCCCCTGTGTCCAAAAACTTCGATCAGTTCCTTCGGTTTGCTTATTCAAAGATTGCTTTGGCCAGACTCGACCAGGGGCGAAACCCAGGCATTTCACAGCAGGACGCTCAGTACGTTTACAACAAATACAAGGACGTTCCATATTATCAGGAAACTACTGATGCGATGTCCAACTGGTATCAAAACCTTGTCCATTATGTTGTGAGATCAGGTGGCCTCACAGAGAAAGACGCTGAAATAATCTTAAAATCCATTGATTTTTATCTTCCGTTGAAGCGGATTTACGATGAGACAATCGGATCTGGGTTTGGCAAGGGCTCTTACATTATGCCTGGATCTGCGGTGAAGAAAATGACAGAGGAAGGCAGCGCAAGAAAGGTCCAGCATTTCTTGCAGCAGGCCGTTTCAATGGTGAAGAACATGATTGCCATCGCCGACAGAACTCGCGTTGGAAATGCCCTGGTTGATCTTGCCATGAAGTCACCAGAAGGGAAGTGGTGGGTGCGCGAGATCGACGCGATCCAGGTTCCAAATCATGTCTCGATTGAGAAGCTGAATGAAGCCCTCAAAAAACAATTTGGTTTTGAAATTGTTGACGAGGAGGGCAAAGCGTCTGGGCTCGACAACGTCGTCACATATTTCTCTAACCTGCTTGCTTACCGTGGCAACGATCCTATCGTCATCAAGAGAATCGATGGGCAAAATCGCTACTTTGAAATTGATCCCTGGCTCTATAAGACATTGGCCAATCTTGACGTTCCAGAGTTTGGTCCTGTGTTGAATGTGTTTTTTAAGATTCTTGAAATTCCAAAAAAGACAATCGTATTGGGTGCCACTGGGTTGAAGTTTAGCTGGACCATCGTCAACGCTTTCCGTGACGCAATCACTTCGATGGTGAACTCAAAGTATCCGTCTCCAATGGCACTTGTTCGTCATCTTGGAGCCTATAAGTTGATTGCCAAAAACTCTCCTGAATATCAGCAGTGGCGAGACACTGGTGGTGAATTGTTCAATCAGGTCAGGGAAGACCAGCAAAGTCTTAAACACATCCAAGATCAAATTCTTGCCAACGGGCCACTATCGAAAGCCATGTTGATCGTCCGTCATCCGATTGATTTTGTTAAATCTGTTTTCTCAATTTCAGAGACAGCAACAAGGCTCGGAGAGTTTAAGGTTGTCGGCGAACAGTTGCCAAAGGAACGCCCAGAATACACGGCAGAAGACCTCGCTATTGCAAAGGCAAATGCTGCCGCCGAGGTCACGCTGAATTTTAGAAAAGGCGGCGTTGTCTCAAAGTTTCTAAATCGATTTATCCCGTTTCACAACGCTTGGGCACTTGGCAAAAAGAAATTTTACGACAATTTCAAAGATCCAAAAAGACGGAAAAAGGCTGTCATGGCTGCACTTGTCGGCATCACACTCCCGACGCTGGCAGCATACTTGTCAGTGAGAAAAGACAAACAGTATAGACAAATGCCGTGGTGGGAGCGAGTTGGTTTTGCCAATGTCAAGATTGGTGACAAAATTGTAAAGTTCCCGCTGCCGCAGGACGAACTCGGGTTTTTGTTCGGGTCACTTCTTGTCGGAATCCTTGACTCTATCGACCAGCAGGATCCATCGATCATTGATTCGTATGCGGAACAATACTTCCGTCAATCAATTATTCCGCCATTCTTGCCTGCATTTGCTGGACCAGCGGTTGAGGTTTGGGCAAACAAATCATTTTTTAGAGACAGACCATTGATGAATGAGTACATGAAAACGCTCAAGCCAGAGGTTCAGATCAATGAGTTCACAGATCCGCTCATCATCGAAATCGCAACACAAATGGGAGTAAGCCCCATCTATCTCAACCAACTCGTTTACGGCTACACTGGAGGACTTGGGACAAGCATTACTGGCATGTCGAAATTTGTGACTCCTATGACGAAATACGGGTTCAAAGAAAGAGAAAAAGAAGCGGCAGATCTTCCTGTCATCGGTCGATGGTTTGCTAGAAAGAACAGATCCGGCCAGGCGCTCGATGACTTTTTCAAAGAATGGGAAGATCAGCAATCGATAAAAAACACAGTTCGCTCAATCATGAACAAGGCAAAAAAGACTGGTGTTTTTGGTGATGAACAACAGACCCAAATAGAAGCGATAGAGAAAAAATATGGTTTCGACCCAGCGAAGTATGAAATATTGAAAGTTTACTATGGTATGATCAAAGATCTTCTCGACCAGAAAGACTTTGATGGCGCGTCTGACATGGCTCTTGAAGCCATGAAGGAAGTTAAGACAATGGAGGTTGACAATGAGAGTTCGAGCCAAGCCGATTGATATTGACGATGAAATTGAAACAACGAATAACGGACCATGCCGTCCTGAAAATCATTGTCCGCAAAGGTTTGGTTTGTCGCTGATGATTCAAGTAGGAGCAATCATCGTTGCCATTGTGGCCGCGCACTTTACGGCAATTCTCGTTAACAGAGACTACACGGATACGAAAATCGAAAAACTTCAAACAGCCACCGAGACTAAGATCGACAAGGTTCAGGTGACAGTGGATGAGATCAAGTCGAGCGTGGTAAAACTGGAGACAATACTTGAAAGAAGCAACAGAAAATAAAATGTTCCCTGGTGCTTGGGAGAGGTTTTTAGAACTGGTAAAGCGTGCCAGAGAGGCAGGGTTAAATGTCGGGATATTTGAAGCGTGGAGGAGTCCCAGCCGGCAGGATGAGTTGTTCAGGAAGGGAACAACAAAGGCCCAAGCATGGCACAGTTGGCACAACTATGGCCTTGCCGCAGACATCGTTTTCATCGACAACGACAACTGGTCGTGGAAAAAAGAGCATGATTGGAAAAAGCTCGGAGAGATCGGAAAAGCTCTTGGCCTAAAATGGGGCGGTGATTGGGGGTGGGATCATCCACACTTTGAATATCCAATAGGGATGAAGGTTGGAGACGCTCTCCTCATCATTCAACAAAAGAATTTGGAAGGACTATGGGACTCTATCTCAAAGACTACAAAACAGGACGAAAAAGTTTGACACTATCAGCCGTTGTGTTGACCTTTATTTTGGTTGTTGTTTCTGTTATGCTGACATTGACGAACCTCGTGACAAGAGATGCCGTCGTTTGGCAGTGCATCGCTTTTCATGCTTTCTGGGTAGCAATCTACGCCAGAAAAAGAATCAAGGCATCGGTCACAGGGGTTGAAATAGAGAGCGAGGTCACAAATGATAACAGTCTCAGCAATCCTGGGTAAGTTTTGGAAGGTAATCACAATAGTCTGTCTTGGAATTTTAAGCTTTTTCATGGTCTATTTTAAGGGCAGGGGCGATCAAAAGAACAAGGACGACAAACAGGCCGCCGACGCTGAGATCGACGCACAGAAGGCAATTGTGAAAGACACAGCACAGGCTTCTGCGGCTCGCACAGAAAGGGGCAAAATTTATGACAAGGCTCGCAAGATCCTTCGCGCTGTTAATACTCCTGATAACGATAACAAGTAGCTGCGCAACAACACGCCTCAAGACAGTTTTTTACAAACCACAACTTCCACCCGAACCTGAGATTGTAACCGTTTTACGCCAGCAAATTCACGTCATTGTTGAATCTGAAGGAAAAATTATCAAACTTGAAAAAATAAACAGCGAGCAAAAGGTTGATATTATTGAGTATATTGACACCCTTCAAGACGCCTACCAAAAACAGTAACATTTCACATGAAACATTGTTCAGATATAATCAGATGTTATAGAATATAATAAGATTTTGTTTGCAAAGCTCTTTGTTTTTTGAGATAAAAAAAGCCGAGGTTGTTGGGACCTCGGCAGTAACTTTCAAATTCAAAGGAGCCTTATGAACAATTCTGAACTACCAGACTTCGTTCAAGAAGTCAATTCGCCACAGCTTCCTGCTGTGGTTCAAGACAGCCAAATGGTTGTCAGTCAAGACTACGATCATGCACTGGCAAATTTTGAGCGTCGTGAAGCGCTTTTCAAGAAGGTTCTTCAGGTAGCCATATCAGCAACTACCCCGAAAGATTGGGTGAATCAGGACGGGAAACCGTACCTGCAATCGTCAGGGGCCGAGCGTGTTGCCATGCGTTTTGGTGTGGTAATCTCAGACATAAATCAAGTCAAAGAAGACTACACAGACGCAAAAGGAACGTACTACGTAATCAAAACAACAGGGCGTGCTTCGTTTGGACAGGGCGAGATCACTGCAATCGGAACATGTTCAAGCCGTGACAAGTTCTTTGGACGCGCACGTGGTGAACTCAAAGCGCTTGAAGACGTTGACATGGCAAACATCATGAAGAAGTCCTACACAAACTTCACCGTAAACGCCATCACTCGGTTGCTTGGGATCCGTAATTTAACATGGGAAGAGTTGGCAAAATATGGGATTCGACAAGAAGGATCCAATCAAGTGTCATACAAAAAGCAGGGAGCTGTTGCAACACCTCCTCATACACAGACACAAAGCACTCCACAATCTGATGCAAAAAAACCTTACTGGAAGTGGACCGCCAATGACGGATCTGAATGGATTTCAGCACAGGTTGGATCGCACTTCGGGGCTCCGTTCCTAGAAAGTCTTGGAATGCGGGCCGGAAAAAAAGAAGGGATGTACAACGGAAAGTTCAATCCTGTAATGTTGTCGGCACTCGAAAAAGAATATGACGATGCTGAACAAATTATCAAAGCGGGAGGTGCACAATGAAGTTTGACCAAAGAACAAGAAATACAACAAACCTTGTGTTTGAAAACATTACAAAAAACATAGTTGAAAATTTCAGCGACGCCTTTGTCATCAACGGGAAAGAACACTCAGTCCAATTTTGGGAAGGACTTGGAGAAATTTCCTACCGGATAACACTCAGGGTTGCCGAAAAAGAAAAAGAGGAGGTGAAAAATGAAACGGTTTGATCTCCACGAAAAATGGATTGAGACAAAGGTTGCGAACATCAAGGTCTTGCCAAACAACAATTTGCGGGCATCATCAATTGGACACCCTTGTTTGCGCTATCACTATCACTCAATTGTCGATTGGCGCAAACGTCCTGTGCACGACTACCTTTTGCAGTCAATCTTTGACGAGGGCGAACTTCACGAGCAAGACATGTTAAAACAACTTATGTCGATGTACAAGGTCGTCAAGTCTCAGCAGGCATTTCAGTTAGACGACCCATTGATAACCGGACACGTCGATGCCGTGATTCTGCACGAGGGCGAGGAGATTCCAGTCGATGTCAAGTCAGTCAATTCTCATATTCACGTCAAGACTGTTGATGACCTGGTAAACTCAAAGCACATTCATCTTCGAAACTATCCGGCGCAGATGCAGATGTACATGTACTTTCTGAATGCCAAGACTTCTTTCTTGTGCTTCAAAAACAAAGATACTGGGGAACCAACGGACATCTGGATTGATCGTGATGAGGCCATGATCATCGGCTTAATCGACAAGGCTCGGGTTATTTATGCAAGTATCAGAGAAAAAGAACCACCAGCAAGATGCGATGAATACGAGGTTTGCTCGAAGTGTCCGTTTAGACACGTCTGTCTTCCAGAGTTGAAGTATGGCCAAGAAATCAAAATGATCGGAGAAGAGTGGGTTGAAAAACTTGAGCGCCGCGAAGTTCTTGATCCTTACAAACGCGAGTATGACGACATAGACAAGGAACTTAATTCCTTGAAAGACAACTTGGGTGCTGGCGAGTTCATGTGTGGTGACTTCATTGTGAAAATCAAGAAAGTCGAGAAGACAAATAAGGTCCCAAAAACATGGGACGAAGTCAAGTCTTCTTATTTGAAAAAGGAAATCATTAACGTAAAAGGTGAAGAAAAAACTCCCGAGAAATGGGAGCCAAAATCAAACGACGCGTATTACCAAACCATAATGTCAGACTCAAAGGGGTAAACATGCAAGACATCTACAATGCAAAACAGGTTGCCAACATGCTCGGCATAAGCAGGGATGGGGTGTACCGGCTCATAAGGGCCGGACGCCTCAAGGCCCGCAAGTTAAGCGCGAGACGAATCAGAGTGACAGAGGCCGACCTGTCTCTTTTTATCAAAACGAATCGCTTAAACGATGGGGGGCAGTCATGTACTACAGAATAAAAAACTGGGAAAAATTTCAGCACTACCACACAAGACGCCCGCCGTGGATCAAACTTTATCATGACACACTTGAAGATTACCAGATTGGAAAGTTGAGCGACGCTGCGTTTAGATTCTTAATAAACGTCTGGCTTATAGGATCTGAAGACATCAATGGAATTTTGCCGAGTTCGGAAGAGCTTGCTTACAAGTTGCGCATAGATGATGCTAGCAAGGTTGATCGACTTCTCAATGAGATTGCTTGCAGTATAATAGCAAGCGACAAGCCTTTCTCTATTCCAGAGGAGAGAAGAGAAGAGTTAGAAAAAGAGAAGAGGCAGAGCGCTTCCGACGATTCTTTTGATAAAAAATCAAAACCAGTTACAAGCGAATGGCTTGCAGAGATCAAAAAGAATAAGGCTTATGCAGAGATAGACTTCGACCTTGAGTTGTCTAAGATGGACACCTGGCTTACCACCGACAAGGGAGCCGGAAAAAAGAGAACTCGTCAGCTCGTGTTCAACTGGATGAACAAGGCTATTGAGATCAAGGCCAAGTCCAGCAAAAATGGTGAGCCAAAACAAAAGACAATGGAAGAGCAGCGCATGGAGGCTATACGAAACGGACAGATCACATAAAATGAAAAGGTGAAACATGACAAACTACAAAGAAATTCAAAGAGCAAACAAGCTCGCGTGGAAGCGTTCTCGTGCGGGCACGCCCCCAAAAATCAAAGAAGACCAGAACGGAAAAGCTATTGCCGTTTTCTCTGACGGTTCAATGTATTTCATTTCCGATGGTGGATCATTTAGGAAAGTGAAAGAGTGTCAAATTGTCCGGAGAAAATTAGATGGCGACAACAACTGATCAAATCGAAGCCCAAAGAATTTCTCTCGAACGAGGCATCCTTCAGTGCATCATGGAGAATGATGACGCTTTTGGCCGCGCAAAGATCCGCCCTGACGATTTTCAAAATCCGTGGAACAAACAGATTTTTGAAACAATGTCAGAGCTTGAGAGAGAAGGCATGCGCCCAAACGATCTGTTGCTGCTACATGCAAGACTTCATCCGTCAGCATTTGAAATTATTAACATCATCACAGACGGGCGCAACATGTACGCATATCATCCAAATGGTATGCCTACTTATCTGAAGGAACTCAGGGCTTTTAATAAGAAGAACATAGTTGTTGATGTTGTCAAGTCAGTTGGGAGCGCCGACCCTGTTCTCGTCAAACAAAAGATCGATGAGGAGCTTGATAGACAAGCTGAACTTGAAGACGTGATAGATGACAATTCTGTGCTGACCGACGTTTTCAAAGACGTCGAGCGTCTTTACGAAAGCGAAAACAAATTGATGGGTCTGTCTTGGGGGTATGCAGGGTTGAATCACAAAACCTACGGCCTGTGTCCTGGTGAGGTCTATGTTGTCGCAGCACGACCAAGCATCGGAAAGTCAATGATGGCAATGAATATAGCATACAACGTGGCAAAGTGTGGCGGCCATGTTCTCATCAACGCCCTGGAAGAGACAAAGAAGAACATATACAAACGCATGATCTCGCGGATCACACAGATCCCTCTTCATTCAATCATGACTGGTGATATAAAGGAACACGAATGGGGCCTGATATTGCAGTCAACAGATGAGATTTCAAAACTTCCACTTACCATCATCGACACACCTGGCCTCACTGGGGCTCAGGTTTCAACCAACATTGCCCGCATCCACTCGAAGAAAAAGGTTGACCTGGCAATCGTTGATCACATGCAAGAGGTTTCTGATAAGGGACAGAACCGCCACCTTGCAATAAGCGAAGCCCTTGGCACAATGAAGAACACAATCAAAAAACTTTCTATTCCACTGTTGATTGTGAGTCAGATCAATCGAGGGGTAGAATCAAGGAACCCGCCAAGACCAGTCATGTCTGACCTGAAGGAGAGCGGTGACATCGAGGCTAAGGCCGACATGGTGATGCTTCTTTATAGGGAGTCGTATTACAAACCAACCGCGAACAATGCGATTGAGTGTATAATCGCAAAGTCGCGTAACGGCATGTGTGGCGTCGTTGAATTGGACTTCAACGGCAAAACCATGACGATAAAAGAAAGGTATTGAAAATGAAAACAACCAAAATAATTGATTATGACTTTTTGGGAAAATTCACCACACGCACAGAGAACGTACTTGTCAATCTGGGGTTCAAAAAAGAAGAAGAAATAAAACTGGCACTGTTGTCGTGTAAGCTCAATCCTAGATCTGCAAGAAATTTTGGAATAAAATCTTACAAAGAGCTTTTGGATTATTTTCGGTTAGTAATATTCGACGGAAACATGATTAATAAAAGTATTGTTTCGCTTTGTCCTCATTGTAATGAAAAGATAAAATTTGCAATAAATCTTTATGCTGTCAGGTAATGGGAGGAAACAAATGGAAAAATGTTATTGCGATAAACTTCTTACAGACAAACCTTGCAATGTATGTCGGTTAAAACACGACAACCTTAACGATCCTCTCGTGTGGATGCAAGATGCAAAAAGAATAATGATAGAGGCTTATGACTTGTTGGAGTTCATGGGCTCATCATCTACAAGGACTTATGAGTATAAAAAAGTTTTTGATGATATGACAATGGAAATGAAACACTGGATCAACCAGTGCAAAGAGAAAGGATGGATAAGGTGATTGACTACTCAAAGGTGAAAGAAAGAATTGCAAAAGATATTACTCTTGTCACTGATCTTGGCCAAGTATGTGTTGATGCGATTGCACAAAGCATCATCGACACCGAGATCAAGCCGCTGGTGGAGCATTTTTTAAATATGATCCATCAGTACGAAGAGCTTGTTGATCGAGAACTTTCTTATACTCCAAGAGAAATGTTATTAGAACCAGATTGCTTTATAGCGTATAAAGAATCCATAAAAACCATCACATCCCTCGGCTACGTGAAAGAAGGTGTGGAATGAAAACTGAATTACAAGAAATAATCGATCTGTTTTCTTTTGTGTATTGTACCGTTTCAAAATGTGTTGAGTACGATTGGGACGATGAATTTTCGATGAAAGAAATACGCGAGGCATACGAAAAGACACAGGAACACCTTAAAAAAATTGATTTTACAAAATTAAATTTAGAAGAACTGGAATTAGTAAGATTTGGAAAGTGGACAGAAAACACAATCCTTTGTCCTCTGTATTTAAGAAAAATACTAAAACCAAATGCACACAATGATGCGAGATTTTTCTGTGTTTCAGAAGGTTGGCCGATAAGAAATGGTCAAGTTGTATTCAACGAAGAAAAAGACATTTTTTCAGACAAAGAAGGTGAAAAATGACAGAACAAAAAAACGATGGTGGGCCTGCATTTCCGTTTATTTGGTATGATACAAATTCAATTGGGGATATTGTTCCAAGAGAATCATTTGCAGGCATGTCATTGCGCGATTGGTTTGCGGGCCAAGCATTGCTTGGATTCTTTTCTAGTTTAAATTTTCATGGTGATCTTTTTGAAAAATATAAAAAATCAGAAAGTTGGGACAAAAAAATTGCCCTATTATCTTATGAAGTTGCTGACGCCATGTTGAAAGAGAGGGAAAAATGAGAGAGATAAATAAAATTGTTAACACTCTTAAAAAGTTTTTAGACGAGGCAAAAGAATATTCTCCAGAAACAAGTATATTATGGGGTCCAGCAGCACGAGCGTGGTGTTACGACCTGAGAGTTAAAATGGTAGAGTCTCTTGCCCTGTCTGGTTATCACGTGTGGGTTGAAGAAAAGGCTGAATTTCGTGATCTTTGCGGAAAAAGTTATTATGTTTGTTTCGAGGTTGATGAAACTAAAACAGAAGGGCCGACAACTCACGAACAAACATCATTAAAAGAATGAAAAATAACACCTTGATCGGAAGCGCGGCGTGGAAAGAAAGAAACAAATGTTAATAGAAAAAGATGAGGAGTAATATGAAAAGACTTACAAAGGAAGAAGTTTCTATGTTGGAATTCTTGCCAAGAAGAATCATCAAATCTCCCATCATCAGAGAAATTTCTATGTTGGAAATTGGAGAGGCCCTGTTTATTGAAAAAAATGAATGGACCATCAAAACACCCCCATCAACTTATATGGGGTCTTACTTTAGACAAAAAAGATCAGAAAAAGTTTTTTCTGTCAGAAAAACAGACGATAACGGTTTTTATGTTTTACGGTTAAATTAACACCTTGATCGGGAGCGTGGAGAAATTAAACTCGCCATCGTAATGGTGCATGTTCCTTGTGGCCACAATACATGCTTGCAGGTATCCAATCCTGCCGCTCCCGATGAGGGTGTGAGAAAGGATATTATGAGCTACACAATCGAAGAAATAGAAAAAGAGTTATACGAAAAACTTGCAGAGATTGAACATGAAAGATGGGCCGACTGGCAAAAATATTTACATTCAAAACTCAGGCCAGCGGAGGATAAACGTAATTACATGATAATGTTTATGGACGACTATAATCATTGGGAAAGACAAATAAACACTAATTATTCTGATCTTTCTGAGGAAGAAAAAAACTCCGATAGACAGCAGGTTGATCGCTACTGGAATTACATCTCCTCCCTCATCTCAAAACTTAAGAAACTTAAGCTCGCAAAAGAGGTGTTGGAAAAATATGCGTCAAATTCTTCTTGGGGTGAAGAATACATTGGAGGCCCACGGTTAAATTTTACAACAATGGATGGCGAAGGTTTTGAGATAGCCAAACAAGCACTTGAGGAGATTGAAAAATGAAAGTCATGGTCAATCGAGGACAACTTCGGTGGCCGGCTCGAATCCATCGCGATAACGCGCGAGCAGGGTGAAAAGATGTATCTTACAATTGACACTCTCATCCTCGACGGGGATCCTCTCGAAGAAGTCTCCGTGCAAGAACCGTCAATTGAAGAAATTTTGATTTCAAACTATATAACAATCGTGGCGAGGTTCACAGACAAGGTGGTGAGATATGTCAGACCAGACGACGAAACACCAATGTGGAGAGAAATACCAACGGAAGTTGCAAAACACGTTTAATGCCGTCATTGACTTTCTTGAAAAACAAGAGATCAGTGGAATCCTGGTTGGTAAAATAGAGAAGGGCGACAAGCAATGCACAATGATGATCAGCCGCACGTTTGATTTCTCGCGCAACGACGCAATCGAATCACTTGTTGCCGGCACAAACCTAACATCCCAGGAGCCAGATGAATCAAGAGCTACACGAAATTAGAACGCTGTGGATCCCGTTCACTTTCCCAGGGCTCAACGAAGTTGTGACAACGTGTAAGGGACAATGGGGCAAACACAAATACCACAAGCTCAAGGCTGATTACGAGGGCGCGGTAATTGCCCTGGCCAAATCAAAGCGCTTCGAGACAATCACTGTTCCGGTCAATATTGATTTCATTTGGTGCGAGCCAGACAAGCGAAGGGATCCAGACAACATCGCTGCCGGAGGCCGCAAGATTATCCTGGATGCCCTTGTCTATGGCGGATTCATGCAAGGTGATGGGTGGGGAAATGTCCTCGGGTTCAGTGATTCATTCCGTGTTAACAAGGATGAAAAAGGTGTGCTTATTTCGTTCAAAAAGGGGGAGTAAATGATCAAATACGGTATGTTTTACAACGCCATCATCGAGATTTACAATCATCATGTGACATGCGACGCAGTCGGAAACGCACTAACGGCTTACTCAGGTGAGCGCGTATTGTTTTCAGGATCACAACGGCTTGAGGCTTTGGTCGTGGCAATCATTGAGCAAGACCTCAGAGCCCCTGGTCAACTAGCAGACTGGATCTATAATCAAGACTTCGGTAACAAGAACGGAGTCGAGATCCGGCAGCTATGGGACCAAATGACATGCCACTTAAATCCGGAACCTCACGACAGATTATCAACTCAAACACAGCAGAACTCATCCGAAGTGGACGACCAGCAAGACAAGCCTACGCCATAGCAATGGACAAGGCCGGTAAGTCAAAGTACAAGATGCCTAAGAAAAAGAAATGATCACTTGGTGACATTCAGTTTCTCGCAGCACCAATCACTTGCCTGGAATTGTCCGTCTTCGAAACACTTGTGGTATAGATTCGTTTGCGCCGGAATATTCCTGACTACACTGTCGTTGACTATCAGTGACAACATGAGAATTATTGCCACGATTGCCACCGTTATCATGATTTGCATCAGTCGATCCATTGTCATTGTCCACCTCCGTTTAGAGTAGCCTCAATCACGTGTTGTTTTTCAATCAAGCGCTTTGCCATCTTGGCGTCGAGGCTGCCGTCAAGCACGATGTGCTGAACCAACACGCTATCTTTCTGTCCAATCCTGTGACACCGGTCCTCTGCCTGGGTCATGTTTCCAGGCACCCAGTCCAGTTCTCCGAAAACAACGTGGCTGCTAGCTGTCAAAGTGATCCCGACGCCGGCCGCAGTGATCGACCCGATGAATAGTTTACACTTTGGATCTGACTGGAAACTATCAACCGCCGCCTGTCTGTCTTCCTTCTTTGTTTGCCCTGTCAGCACAGTAGAAATGTCTTTGAATTTGTCGCGGACTTTATCAATAACATCATGGTGATGCGCGAAAAACACAATTTTTTTGTCGTCGTCATTGTCCAACAAATCAACTAAGTACTCGATCAGCGACGGGACCTTGGCCACTGCCGTATCGTGCCGGACCTTTGCCATCTCGTTGAACATCACTTGCCGTGCTTCTTTCAACTGTGTTGCTGCCCTGTTGTACTCCTCTGGATCACCATCCTTAAGAGCCTCCACCTGCGCCTTCAAGTCTTCGATCAGCGATTCCCTCTTCTCGTACTCTGCCAACTCTGCCTTGACGAACGGTCGATTGAAATCGTTGACTGGCAACTCAATGATCTGCCTGCGCTTCGGAGGAAGATCTATCAGAACGTCAGATTTTTGACGCCTTATCATGAACTTCTCGCGCAGCTTTGTTTGAAGCTCTCCGAGGTTTGACGCCCCGTTTGTGTCCCATGCCATTTTGTCACCACCAAATTCGTCCTTCCCAATGCAGATCACATGCCCACCACAGTATCGCTCAACATATTTCTTCCAGTTCAGCCCGAGACCATGTGGATCCATCGCCCTTACTGTAGGCCACAACTCTATCGGCTTGTTGCAAATCGCTGTTCCTGTCAAAAACACTTTGCGCTTACACGGTATGGGCGAGACATACCCTTCCCGCTTCGGAGTCTTGTATCCCAAGACAAGCTTTGTTCTGTTTGTTTTTGGGTTCTTCAAATAGTGGGATTCGTCGCATACCAACAGATCCCAAGCAGACACACAAATCTCGTCTCTATATTTATGCAAAATGTCGTAGTTGATGATTGCAATCTGCGCCTTCATCCACCCAGTCTTTGAGTCAATGACTTCAGTCAACATCTTTCTTGTCAACCACTTTTCCAACTCCCGCTTCCAGTTCAACTTAAGCGAAGCAGGGCACACAATCAAAACGGTTTGGATCGACTGATCAGCGTTGATCAACCCTATTGCCTGGATCGTTTTCCCCAAACCCATCTCGTCACCGATCAGCGTGGCCGAACGTCCGAGTGCGTAGGCAATCCCCGCCTTCTGATAAGGTAGGTATGACAGGCCGTATGGACACGGGATTGATATGTCTGCGTCAGTTGCAAGAGAATCTTTGACCGACTCAGATCTCCTAACCTCTGCCTCACCAACCCATTTCTTCACAGACTGAGGGCACATTGAAAGCAGTTCGTTGTTCTTCACTCTGTCAGGATTGTCTGTCCACCATGTCTTTGCCGCCGGATCCCAACGCCACCCGAGACTCTTCAACAAGATGCGATGAGAGTATGAGTTGAAAGCAACAACCCTGTTCCCGTGTAGTTCGATGATCATTCTTTCTCCCTCGTGTAACGACTTACTACTTCATCTGTTATCTCGTTACCCTCCCACCAAAACACTCTGAGCTTGTGCCCTTGCCTTATCATTTCGGCCCATTTGCATCCTTGTTCAGACATGTTTGGTTTAGACGTGCACAGCTCAATCCAACAATCCAACTCATCACAACGATAGTCAGGATTGTACGTCGTATGTTTGCCATCTATCTTCATAGGAAATTTCTTATGCCAATTATTATCGACGAGCTTGTGAGGAAATATTGACACAAAGTATTTTGTTTTCATGAGATGAGGCTTCTGATCTTTGCCGTTTTTTCTGGATGATATTGTCTTCTTAAGACTCTTGATTCTTCCCAACAACGATGCTGCCTTTGATTTTTCTGAAACGATTTGGTCTGTCATGATACTCTTATAGGCTAACGATAGGGTTCTGTCAATTGCTATGTTGCTTATATTACGCTTTTGTTTTACAATAGTTACGTATGGAACAAGACACGACGCGTCAAAAAAAATCATACAAAGACATCACGGACGAAATGTTTGAATCGATTTGCGCCGAGCTCGTCAATGGTAAGTCTCTCCGGCAGATAGGCTCTGAGATTGGCTATGCGATCAACATGCTGTTGCAAGCCGCTCATTGCACGCCCGAGCGCGACGCACAGTATGCTCGCGCGAGAATTGAACAAGCAAACCAATACTCTGACAGAATACAAGCTGAGATTGATAATTGCGACAATAGAAATTACGGTGCGGTTAAGGTTAAGGTTGATGCTCTCAAGTGGCTAGCCTGCAAACTGCATCCTAAGGCGTACGGCGACAAGCTCGCACATACTGATGCGGATGGCAACACGATGAAAGTCATTGTCGAGAATCTCACCACGGTAAAGAAACCGAATGAATGAGATCAGGATCAAACTAACCGAAAAGCAGTCAGAGTTTTTGGCAGCGTCCTACCAGTGGCCAGTTGTATTTTTTGGTGGGGCCCGCGGAGGTGGGAAGTCTTTTGGCCTGCGTGCGATTGCTCTTTATCGCGCGATGGAAACGCCAGGACTCAAGGTTGGATTGTTCAGGCGCACCTATCCAGAGCTCCGCGCAAACCACGTCCGACCACTGCTCACAGAACATCCGTGGCTCGATCAATACTACAGCAAATCAGAGAACATCATCAACTTGCCAAACGGATCATCAATCGAGTTCTGTTACTGCGAGGGCGAGGATGACGTGCTCCGATACCAGGGCCGAGAGTTTCACTTGCTCCTAATCGATGAGGCTGGGCAGTGGGAGGAGGGCTGGTTCTGGACATTGCGTGGATCCAACCGATCTGCCGTGTCTGGGATACAGGCGACGTGTCTCCTGACAGGAAACCCTGGCGGAATCGGACACGGATGGCTAAAGAGATTGTTCGTCGATAGACGGTACCGTGATAGAGAGATTCCTTCAGACTTTTATTTCATTGCCTCCATGGTTTACGACAACCCTCTGATCCTGGAGCACGACCCTGATTACGTACACCGGTTGGAGTCAGAGCCGAACGAGGTTCTGCGACGAGCCTACCTTGATGGTGATTGGTCTGTGTTTGCCGGTCAGTTCTTTTCTGAGTTCTCTGTCTCAACACACGTTCTTCCTCTCGATTGGCAGCCAGAGAAACACTGGCAAGCGTTCTGGTCACACGATCCAGGGCACTGGCATCCCGCTGTCTGGCTGTTGTTTGTCACCGATGAACGTGGTGGTGTGTATGTTTTGAGAGAGCTTGTCGAGCGCGAGATGTATCCAGAGGAGCAGAGCAAGGTGATTCACTCGTGGCCCGAGTCGATCAGGATCCAACACAACACAGCTATCGGAGGGGCTGATTGCTGGGCTCGTGGCCGTGATGGTGGCCCCACACTTGCCGAACAATTCTCTCTGATGGATCCAGAGAATCGTCGTGTTTATCTCGTCAAAGCCAACACTGATAGGGTCCAGGGGGCGAGACAGGTCAGGGATTATTTGCGTGTCACTGAGAAAGGTCCGAGGTTGATGATTCATCCGAGGTGCAAGCAACTTATTGCGTGCCTGCCCAGGTTGGTCCACGATCCGCACAGGCCGGAAGACGTGCTTAAGGTTGATTCAACTGACACGGATCCTTATTGTGGCGACGACACCTATGACTGTTTGAGGTACTTTTTGATGTCCCGACCGATCCAATCCAAGCAGGATCCAGACGCCCCATTCGTGCCGTACACCTATGACGATCGCGTCAGAATGTATGTAAAAAAACGACGGGAGAGGCTTGCAAAACAGTCGAG